CCGGCTAATTCACGATTTGAGGAGCTAAACCAGTAGCCATGTTCCACGTCCACTTTCATTCGTAAGCCTGCTGCGTGGGTGGCTAAACTTTCAAGCTCATTACTTGAACCAATTGCATAAGGATAAAAATGTCGAACATTTTCATTACTCGCTGACGCATTGATTGTTCCCATTGGCCCACGTCCTTGAATGGCTTTAGAAAGCGATGTGCCTTTGGGTAACTGGATATACGCTTTTGCATGAAGCTGATCGGCAAGCGTACCCAATGCCGCTGCACAACTTGCAGTTTTATCAAATTCAGGGCAGATCAGAATTTTTGCGTCCGCGCCGTAAAGGTTGAAGCCATCACGCAATAACTCAAAGCCTTTGCGTTTACCACTTACCGAATCAATGCCGCCTTTAATATCTTCTTCGGTGACTTTGCTTGGGTCTGCATAGTCGTAGGTGGCTTTTAATTCACTGTGTTTTGCTTTTAGGATAATTTCACCTGTTTGCAAATCTACGGTGTAATCGTTACCTTCCGTTAAAGTGCGGTCGGAAACTAAGGTTAAATTTAATAAGCCTACATGAGCGGTTTGCGCACGTAATGTGTTGCTATCTTGGGTTAAAGTTTCGTCGGTGACGTTGGTTTTGTGTTTGGTCGGGTCTAATACGTTGACCACATACACTTTACCGGAGGCATAACGCGCCAAAATGTCAAAAGCATCGGGCAGTGTAAAGCCTTTATTTAAGATCACCCCAAATTTTGAAAAATCTTTGGTGGTTTGGCACACGGTGAGTTCATTCACCGCGCCAATTGGGGCTGTGCCGACAATACCGATAATTGCGCCATCGACGGTACTTACAGCAACAGAACCACCGTTTTCACGTTTTGTTTCTGTCCCATGATGAAATGCCATAGTTATCTCCTAGGGTTGATTAGGTTTAGGGTTGCCCGCACGGCGAGAAAGTGCGGCGGTAAATTTAGGTAAATCTTTGGATTCGCAAAGCTCCACTTGCCACGTTTCGGTTTGCACCATCAGCTGATATTGCCAAAGTCCGTCGGCTTCACCGGCGAACTCCTCGCTGACCAGACTACAGGCGGTACAGTTGGTCGGCTTAAAGCCCACTACGGCAAGGCGAATTTTATCCAACATATCTACCGCACCGTGGTCATCATGCTGACTGCGAGCGATCACCGTGAGGGCAATCATTACCACGCGGCGTTGTTGGATAATGTCCACGCTGTCAATGCTTTCAAACTTCGAGCCGGCATACTGCACCAACACCGCACCGAATTCGTCGGTGAGGTTGTAGTGTTCTAAATCATCAGGAAATAATTCAATGCTGAACTGTTCCGTTTTGTCTTCAATCCGCTTGCGGATGCTGTCTAAAATCGGGAGGGTGGCACTCATATTAATATCCTGATAAATCCAGTTTCTGCGGGGCTTTTGTTTTGAATTTAAGGGCGGACGGCAAGTTGTCGTCTTGGGCTGAACCGAGTTCGGTTAAACCAAGGTGCAATTTGCCGTTTTGAATCCGCTCCAAATCCTTCAAGGCTTGTGTGTGGGTTTCCTTCACATTATCCGGAAAGCCCTTGCCTTCTGGTCGGCGTGAATACAACCAAAAACGCGCCAGTTGCAAACAGATATTGCGCACAAGGGTCGGCACTTGGCTTAACGGCAACACATAACGCGAACGCAAATAGCCGTCCACGATTTCCGTGGCGTAAGCACAGGCTTTGGTAAGCACGGCTTGGTCTGCTTCCGTTGCGCGTGATGTGTCGTTTGATAAGGCGATGAGTGTGCTTTCACTCATCACTTCCGTTAATTCTTGTGCCGAGATGTACATTATTGCTCGTCCTTATCTTTGTTATCTTGGACGTCTTTATCAGCCTGACCGCGTTTTTTAGCTGTTTCCTGCGCTTTTTTCTCTTCCTCGGCCTTTTCCTTTGCTTCTTGTGCAGCTTTTTCAGCGGCTTCTTGTGCCGCTTTCTCTGCCGCCAAACGTTGTTTTTCGGCTTCTGCTTCAGCTTGCTGGCGCGCTGCTTCATCTTCATCTAACGCAATGTAAAGCGAGATTTTTTCCGCTTCTTCATCGGTCAGTTCGATTTTGTCGCCTTGCTCATAACGTTTACCGTTGTGCAAAATCGCCATAGCGGCAGCAACCAAATAGGCTTTTTTTTGTGTTTCGGACATGGTTATCTCCTAAAAAATAAGGTCAAAATCAACCGCACTTAAAACGCGTTTAAATGCGGTTTGAATCGGGTTTAAATACAGCCTTTGATTAAGTAACCAGCAGCTTTACCCACGATGTATGGTTTGTGAATATCGGTGGTGCGCACCAATTCCACTTTGCCACCCACTTCAGTATAGGTGTCCACGTATAAACCGCCTTTACGACGCACGGTGTAACCGAACGACGGCTCATAAATGTTTTGTTTTTTCTCTTTGGACGGTGGCGCAACATACGCAATCACAATGGCTTTCGACCAGATGTCTTTTAAGTCACCGCTTTCTTCGTACACCGCTTCACCGATGATCACTTTGTCAATTTTCACTAAACGGGCAAAGTCTTCCGGTGTTAATACCGCCGTGGAAACGTATTTGATTTTTTCCAACACTTTCGGGTGTTCGCTTAACACTTCCCACACGTCGCCGGAGATGGCACAAACGTTCGGTTTACGACCGGTTGAACGTTTAATAGCACGGATACCGGCTTTAATTACGCCGATAGGGTCAGAACTCGGGTCGGTAAATTGTGATGTGCCGCTCAAGGTCACTTTGTTGGTTTGCTCATAGTTAGCCTCGTCTAAGGCTAAACCTGCACAATATTTTTCACGACCAAGCGCAATCACATCTTGAGTGACACCGGTGGCGTATTGGCGCAACGGATACACATCTTCAGTTTCGTTGATTTCGCGGATGTCAATCGGGTATTCGATGTCGTTTTCTTCCAACACCACTGCGATGGAACCAATGTCTTCCGGTGTTAAACGGTTAGACGCCGCACGCAATTCGCGTTTTGTAGTTTGTAAACGGAACGCCAAACGACCGAATGTCGGGATTTTGCCGCCTTCTTTTTTGCTTTCGGCAATCGGGAATAACACTTCGGAAATCATGTTGCCGTTGTAATAGCCTTGCGCGAGTTCGGTTAATACCGGGTCAACGACGCGTTGTTTTGATAAATCAGTCATTGATTTGCTCCTTTATTGAGTGATTGCGTTAAATGCGGCTGTGTAATCCACATTGTGTTCTTTCATGTAAGCACGGACTTTTTTGTCCATGTCGATGGCGTCAGCTGACGTGCCTTCGGCATATTGCACTGTGCCGTCTTCTGCGCCTGCGGCTTTGTCTTTGGTTGCCACTTCGCCAAATTCAACAATTTGCGGCTGAGCTTCCAAAAACGCTTTGATTTTGCCGTGCAGGTTTTCACCTTCACCAAACTCAACCACGCCACCTGCGGCAGTAGTCGAGCCGTAATTCAATAAATCGATGGCTTGTTGTTTCGCCACCGGGGCAAGTTTGCCCGCTTTCACTAAACCTTCGGCAAAGTCGGCATTGTCGGCTTTGGCTTGGTTAAGTGCTGCTTCAGCTTTTTCGGCTTTCAACTGTTGGTTTTCTGCCTTGAGCTGTTCGATTTCTTCAGCTGTCATTTCAGGTTCTCCTTGTGGTTCTGAAGGTTGATTGGGTTCATTAAAACTAGGCATTGGAATACCTGTTTCGTCTTGTTGATACCGCTTTAAATCATTGCGAATGGATTCTTCCTGCACGCTTGCCACTAAATAATCCGGCACGGCTTTGTCCGCTTCTTCCTGTCCGTGCGTGCCGATAATCCAATCTCGCAATCGTCGCCAAAGGCTTGCTTCCGCCCAATCTGAAAAATCCACCACGCCTTGTTCGTTGTCGGCGAATTCCGGATTGCGTAGGCCTTTCACGGCAGGTGGCATTGCGCCTAAAAAGCCGACATGGCGTAGATACAAGTTACCGGGGCAAGGATTGTTCGGACTGTTGGCAAGATAGAAAGAGGAAGAAATTTTCTT